GTTTTTTACTTTGGTGTAGCTGCCCTTGGAATACAGAGATAGCCGTGCTTCCTGCGTCTCGCAGCCCGGAGTGTTGTCTGCGTGGAGTTCGAAACCGTCAGACATCGGGGTGAGCACCAGATAGGTGTCTGGGGCTTTGCCTGAGAACACGCCCGTTTCCACAGGAACACCGCAGTGCTCAGCGATGATTTGCAAATCGGATAGCAGGCTCATCGCTTTTCCACCTCCTCTTCCAGTGCCACGGTCATGGCATCGACGCATTCCTGTTTGGATGCGGTTTTTGCAGGTTTCAGAAACGGCTTTGCAGGCTGACCGTGCTTGCCGTATTCCAGAATGTTCGCCAGTTTGGCATTGCTGCCACCGTCCGAGCGTGGCTCGGCAAAGCCGACCTTGACATCGTGGTTGCCGCTGCGGTTCAGCTTGGCTGGGGACAGACCCAGTGCCCCCTCCAGTTCGCCCGTGGAACGGGAGTCATATTTCGTACCCCTGCCCACAACGGAGGAGAGGTTGCTGCGCACCTTGGCGAGAACCACCTCGCCACCGGCTTGCAGAACAGAATCCGCAACACTGTCAAAGTCGCTGCCCAAACGAGAGATTTTCAGGAGGAATTCCTCCGGCAGTTTCATTTCACACTTTGCCAATGGTCGATTCACTCCTTTTTGCCAGTACCTCCACATACATTCCACGGCCCTTTACATTCTCCACGGATACGATGTCGAACCGTCCGTCATCCGTAACGAGAAACTGGTCGGTAGTGACCGTAAGACCGGGAATGCATCGAAAGCGGAACAGGTCGGTTGCTTCGCTGAATGCGGCGAGGTTTGCCCACCGCTGGGAGCCGTGCCGGCCTTCCCGATAAACACGGATAGAAGCGAGGACTTCATCCTCGGAATGGGTGAAGCCCTCGCTGTCCTTGACCTGTTTCGTTTCCACGATGTCGGCAAAGCCGTTCATTTTACCGAAGGACATAGTCACACCTTCCAATCCCGGTCAAGCCGCAGAAGCAGATTGACCGTGTTCCACACCTGCTGAGCAGCATTGGTGTTATCCGCAAAAAAGCCGCCAGTGCTGCCGTCCCGACTTTCGTAGAAGTGGGAGGACAGCATGATGACGGCCTGCTCCGTGGTGGGCGGCATGGGGTTCTCTTTGTAGAACCCCTCCGGGATATGCTGGTAGCTTTCGGCGTAAGAAACAGCGGCGGTGATGTAGCTTTTCAGCAAGGCATCATCCGCCGTGTGTTCCAGAATGAGATTGGCTTTCACCTTGGTGAGCAGTTCATCCATCACCGCCGCCTACCTTCATCAGGCAGATGCCATCTTGAGCAGCTTGACTGCTTCGGGCAGCACCAGCTTGCCGTCCACACGCTCCTTGGCAACAAAGCCCACCATGCCGTTTCCGGCAAACAGCTCCTTCAGCTCCGCAATGGAACGGGAGCCACGGTCGCCGATGTTGTAGTAGCTGAAATCGCCGAATGCGACTGCGGCCTTGCCGGGAGCAGGAAGCGGGAAATACGCAGAGGTGTAGACCTTGTAGCCCAACACACGGTCAGGCTCACCCGCCTGCAGAGAGGGCTGCCACAGATACTGACCCGTGCTGTCCTTCAGCTTACGGAGTTCTGCAACGCAGGCATCGTTGGCAAGGAACACAGCGTTCTTGCGATAGGGACGCTTGAGAGAATACACCAGGTCGATGATCTCGTCGGCAGTTACCTTGCCGGGGGACTTTGTAGTCACACCGACCTGTGCGCCGCCGGTTTCAGCGAGGATGCCCAGAGGCTGACCGGTGCCGTTGCCGTTGATGAACGCATCCTCCTCAGCATTGGCCAGAGCCTTGCCGAACTGCTCCAGAATGTAGTTTTCCAGATTGAATGCGTTATCGTAGAGCAGCTCTTCGGTGACCTTGACCGCCACATGGAGCTTGTGGGCATCCAGAATGATCTGGTCAAAGGTAGCATCACCGAAAGTCAGTGCGCCGCCCTCCTCGATCCACGCAGCCGCAGGCTTGGTGGCTGCGATGTTGATTTTGTGCTCGCCGCTGGTGGTGATGGCGGTGCCGAGAGAACGCATAACGTTTTCCTCGTTGAGCACCTGAATGAGACGGCTGTCATACTCATCCGGCACCAAATAGCCGCCATTGGCATCGATGCCCTCCTGCAGCACATTGCTGATCTGACGGAAGTTGGTACGCAGAGCGTTGAGCATACCGCTGCGATAGGCGTCGGTGGCACGGAAGCTCTTAGGCTTCTTATCCTCGGCGGTCTTTCCGTTCAGGGGCTTTTCGGTGATGGGTGCGGAAGTAGGCTTGGAAAGCTGTGCTTCCATCGCAGCCATTGCCTCCATGCGCTCGATTTCGGCACCATAGTCCTGCACCTTCTTTTCCATCTGGGCATAGGTCGTAGCATCCTCATCGGAAAGCAGACCGTCCTTGTCGCGCTTGGTCTCCACAAATGCCTTTGCAGCGTTCCAAGCCTGGTTGCGCTTTTCACGCAGTTCGTTGATAGTCATATTGAATTACCTCCAGTTTTTAATGAGATTGAGCCGATCCATAAGCTCATCGGCTTTTTGTGTATGGGTGGGTTTTGGTTCAATGGCGCATTTTGCGGCAATCTTCTCCATGAGAGAATTCACCACATTCGCCTTGGAATACAGCATGGAAACAGTGGGCACAGGCGCATCTTCGGACTCCGTGCCTCTCTGCATGATTTCGTCCGCAAAGCCAAGCTCCACCGCCTTATTTGCGTCCATCCAGGTTTCGGCATCCATGAGGTGCGAGAGCTTTGCACGGGACAGCCCGGTCTTGATTTCGTAGGCATTGATGATGGAATCCTTAACGCTGCCGAGCATATCGATGGCTTTCTGCATTTCCTCCGAATTGCCGAATGCCGCAGTCATGGGGTTGTGGATCATGAGCATGGACACCGGGGACACCAGTACCTTCGTGCCTGCCATAGCGATGACGGACGCTGCGGATGCGGCAATGCCGTCAATCTTCACGGTCACGTTGCCCTTGTAGTCCATGAGCATATTGTAGATTTGCGCTGCAGCCACGCAGTCTCCGCCGGGGCTGTTGATCCAGACAGTGATGTCGCCGGAGCCCGCCATCAATTCGTCCTTGAAAAGCTGCGGCGTGACGTCATCGTCAAACCAACTTTCCTCGGCGATGGTCCCGTTCAGGAACAGTGTCCTCTCCTGAACCTGCTCCTGTGTCTCCTGATCGCTCACCGTTCGGGTCTTCCAATTCCAGAATTTCTTCATCGGATTTTTCCTCCTTTCCGTCATCAGTAGGTGTATTTGCAAAAGCCCCGGCATTTTTCAGCGGGAGCATACTGCCGTTAATGAGATACAAATCGCCGCCATCCTCTGCCGGGATACGGTCGAGGTTTTCCAGCTCACGGATGTCGTTGGCAGACATCCAACCGTTCTGACGGCCAATGGCGTACCCGTTCATGCGGCTCTGATAATCGCCGCGGAGCAGACCTTCCAGATTGAACTTCACGAAATACGCCGCTTTTTCGTCCGAGGACAAAAGCGACCGCTGAATGGATTGCTCCCAACGGATGACCCAGGGGTCAAGCGTGTATTTCACGAACTCCAAGGACTGCTGCTCGATATTAGAAAAGCTCGACTTTTCCAGATCACCGACCATGTGTGGCGGGACTCGGAAAATTCGAGCAATTTCATTGATTTGGAATTTGCGGGTCTCAAGGAACTGCGCCTGCTCCGGCGAGATGCCGATGGGCGTGTACTTCATGCCTTCTTCCAACACGGCGATCTTATTTGCGTTTCCGCTGCCGCCGAAGGTGGACTGCCAGCTCTCCCGCACACGCTGCGGATCTTTGATGGTGCCGGGGTGTTCCAACACACCACCGGGCGCCGCACCGTTGGCAAAGAACTTGGCTCCGTACTCCTCGCAGGCAATCGCCATTCCGATAGCGTTTTTCGCCATTGCGATGGGGCTGTAGCCGACCAGACCGTCAAAACCCAGGCCGGGAATGTGCAGCACATCCGAGGGCTGTAGCGTTACGGCGAACTCCTTGTTCTTAATGGCTTCATCCGAGCCACGATAATAGGTGTAGTACAGCCGACCACCCTCGTCTCTGTCCACCGACATCTTGTTCGGCATCAGCGGATAGAGGGCAATGACCTCATTTTTGCCGTTTCGGATTATCTGTGCATAGGCGTTACCCCAGAGAAGCAGGTGTGTCATGAGCGTTTCCCGGAACACAAAAGAACTCATTTCCGGGTTCGGCTCATCATGGAGCAGCCGATACAGTGGATGGTCGAGAGCCATGGCCTTGCCACCGCTGTTGGTGTATTTATAAAGGTGAAGCGGCAGTCCCGCCACCGCCTCAGACAGAATACGGACACAGGAGTACACCGCCGTCATCTGCATGGCAGACCGCTCGGTCACTGTTTTGCCGGATGTCGTACCGCCCATGAAAAAGGCATAGTTGCTGCCTGCCGTTCTGTTTTGGGGCTTGTCTCTGGATTTGAAAAGACCTGAAAAGATACCCATATAAACTCTCCCTTCATATAAATAAAAGACCACGACTGTCATACACAGACTCGGTGGTGTCGTTACCGCAGCGTATCGCACGGTCAAGTGCCATGATTGTTGCTACGGCACCGTCGATTTTCTCTGTGGATTTTTCTTTGTCCGGTTTGATGTTGCCTGCAGGGTCTGTGCGGATGAAGATGTTGTCCATCATCCAGCGAAGGACGGGGTGTCCACCGTGGGCAATTCGCTGCTCCAGCACCAGCTTCATAAGCTCCTTGGTCGGTGGGGACATATCCTTGAAGCCCTGCCCGAAAGGAACGACCGTGAAACCCATACCCTCAAGGTTCTGCACCATCTGCACAGCGCCCCAGCGGTCAAAGGCGATTTCACGGATATTGAAGCGTTCACCCAGACTCTCAATGAACTTCTCAATGTAGCCGTAATGAACCACATTGCCCTCGGTGGTTTGAAGCGTGCCCTGTCGTTCCCAGACATCATACGGCACATGGTCGCGTCTGACACGCAGTTCCAGGTTGTCCTCCGGTATCCAGAAGTATGGCAGGATGATGTATTTGTCCTTCTCGTCCTCCGGCGGGAACACCAGAACGAATGCTGTAATATCCGTTGTGGACGAAAGGTCCAGACCGCCGTAGCAGACACGACCTTCCAAATCGTCCTCGCTGACGGCGAACTCACATTTGTCCCATTTCTCCATGGGCATCCAGCGCACAGCCTGCTTGACCCATTGGTTCAAACGAAGCTGCCGGAAGGCGTTCTCCTCACCGGGGTTCTGCTTGGCTGACTCGCAGGCGTCTTTGACCTTGTCGATGCCAACCGTGATGCCAAGAGACGGATTGGCTTTCTTCCATACCTTCGGGTCCGTCCAGTCGTCCGATTCCTCCGCACCGTAGATAACGGGGTAGAAGGTGTGGTCGATTTTTCTGCCCTCGATGATGTCTTTGGCTTTCTGGTGAATTTCATAGCAGATGGATTTCGTATCGTTGCCCGCCGTTGTTATAAGAAAATACAGCGGCTGCATACGGGCATCGCCGGAGCCTTTGGTCATAACATCAAAGAGCTTCCGATTCGGCTGGGTGTGCAGCTCATCGAACACCACGCCGTGTGTATTGAAGCCGTGCTTGTTGCCGACATCAGCGGAGAGCACCTGGTAGATACTGCCCGTTGGCTGATAAATGAGCCGCTTCTGGGAATCCAGTATCTTGACCCGTTTGGAGAGTGCCGGACACATCCGTACCATGTCGGCCGCTACATTGAAAACGATGGACGCCTGCTGTCGGTCAGCGGCGCAACCATAAACCTCGGCTCGTTCTTCTCCGTCACCGCAAGTGAGCAGGAGTGCCACCGCAGCGGCAAGCTCGGACTTGCCCTGTTTCTTGGGGATTTCGATATATGCGGTATTGAACTGTCGGTATCCGTTGGGCTTGAGGACACCGAAAATGTCCCGGATAATTTGCTCCTGCCAGTCGATGAGCTCGAAAGGCTTTCTCGCCCAGGTGCCTTTAGTGTGGCACAGGCTCTCGATGAACATGACGGCATAATCCGCCGCATCCGCATCGTAGTGCGAGGTTTTCTCCATGAACCTTGTCGGCTTGTATTTCTTCAGTTTTCTCGTTGTTCTCACCTCCAAGGCATAAAAAATACAGCCCTGCGTCTGTTTCGGAATGTACGAGAGAAAGAGCCTTGCGGCTCAATCCCTTTTTTGATGTAAGGTTAGTTATCGCTGTGGAGCAAAAGCTCCGTGGCAAGCCGGGAGTTCTCATCGGCGGGTTCGACATCCCAGCCTCTGTCGTAGTTGCAGACAATTTCTCCGTCTCTTTTCAGCATCAGCTTGGAAATGCGTCCGCCCTCGATGCCCCATTGGGAGCCGCCTTCGTACTGCTTCATCCAGTAGTGAAAAATCTCTCCGTTGACCTTGATGCTGCCTTCTTTCCACATAATCGTGTCCTCCGTTCGTTTTGTTGTGACTGTATATTACCGTCACTCTGCGGATATATCCAGTCATTTCGGAGTTATAAACTACACAATCTTCAAGGCAGGAAACTGTGTATCTTACAGATTTTACATCTCGCCAGTCAGAATGAAACGCACATATTCTGAGCGATGCTCCTCCAGAAAAATTACCAACTCATAGAACTGCATTTCATGGGCAATGCGCAGAACGACATGGATGTCAAACATATTCGTTCTGCCCGTTGCGCGGACGGCAAGAATCTGCTGACGGATTTTCTCAGTCATGGTCGCACCTCCGGCAGATATCCTCGCCGTAGGCAACGCTTAAGCCACAGCCGTTATCCCAAGCGACCATGATGGAGCCGATGTCGTCCACGCCCAGCACGGTGCCCTTTGTGCCGATGGGCGGTGCCTGGGGATCGTCCATCTTCACGAGCTCGACCCGTGTGCCCTTCGGGAAACGCTCACGGAGAGCTTGTAAGGCTTCCCTTGAAATCATTCGCATGGTTCTGCCTCCTTTGACTGACCGCTCTTAAAAGCGGAACTGCCCGCCAGGTTACGCAACAGGATTTTTCGCGCGCCCTTGTACTCATCGCCGATGAAGCCAAGCCGCAACAGAAAGCAGCGGAATGCGTACTTCTCGTTGTCGGCAGGTTTCTCGGTGGCGGCCAAACGTTTCTGCGTCCGTGCCAGTTCGCACAGCTTGCAGATGAAGGTATCGTAGGCTTTCAGTTCCTCCGGCGTAGGTGTTGCCGGGAACCAGGGGAAGGATACCTTCGTGTCCGTGATTTCCAGCGGCAGGTCATCAATGCTGAGGGCTTTTCTGATAAGGTTCCCTTTGGCGGCAATGAGCGCCTTAAGATTTTCCAGGCTGGTGTAGGTGAACTGGCTTTTCGGCATGGAAACGCAGACACCGCCGGGTTCATCCTCATCCTCGGTGTGGCTCTGGTCGATGTCAAAGCCCTCATCGTAGATGTGCTGCAAGAGCCGCTCGATGACCTCGCTGTCGGCACGGTCGTCAAAGGACAAGTTCCCATTACGGTCGATGGTGAAATAGTCGACCTCATAGTTGAATGTGGGTGCGCCGCAATATTTTGCGGGAACGCCAAGCCAGTCGGAAACGGTCTTCACCAGCCGCTTGCGCTCCGCACCCTGGGCATTGATTGTAATCGTCATTTTCGTGACCTCCTTGATTTTTGGTAGTCACATATTAGCGTCAGAGACGGCATATATCCAGTTATATCTTCACATTTCCGGTGTAGATTATATTGGCGCATTATCGCCGCCGGACTGTGCATACCACACAATTCCGCAGAGCACGAACCATACGCACGGGAGCGCCACGCCGTTGCCCCACATCTTATATTCCGCACTGTCGGAATACGGGTTTTTCAGCCACTTGGCGACCTGCTTGTCGGACTTCATTTTGCAGCCGGTCACTTCGGAGTAGGTCTTGAATACCTTGTGCCAGAAGTACATTTCTTCATCGGTCGGTTTTTCCGTACCGAGGTCGGCGCACCAGTTGTCCGGGAAGCCCTGGAGCCGGGCGCATTCGGTTGGTGTCAGCCTGCGGACGGTGTATCCGCTTTGGATAGCACCCGGTCCTTTGGCTACCAGTGTCGGCTGAAGCTCCTCTTCAAAGGTCGGAGCGAATTTGGCGTTCTGCCCCTGGTTGAAGGTGTCTCTGCCTATGCCGTAGCAGACGGCGGTCGGGTCTTTGTAATCCCGTGCCATGATGGTGGGAGATGTACCTTCCTCCACCTGCGTAAAGTTGCCGGTGGTCATGGCATATACGGCATGGCGGTCAACGGTATTGAGGGTGAAGGATACATCTTCGTTGATGCCATCGCCCTGTGGACCGTTCTTATCGTCTCGACCAATCATGGAGCCTTGCAGCACAAAGGTCTGCTGCTTCGTTCCGGTATTGGCACACACCACGGCGGAGCGGTCACCGAGGTCACGAACTTCATCACGCTGATTCTGCGTAAACGCAACAACGGCGATGCCGCCCTGGTTGCAGGAGGGATTGCCGCCGTTTCCATCGAGCGTCCGTGCAGTTTCCGCTTCGTAAATGCCGCTGTGAGGATTATCGGACTTCATAGCGTTGGAGTCTTTGGAGCAGATACCGAAGGGCTGAATGACGCAGGTAAAATTGTCCTTGTCCGGCATCCGCTGATTTCCACCTGCGTTCTGCTTGGTGAGGGTCGGAGAAACCTGTCCACCGTCCCAGCCGCAAGGCTCAAACAGCGTCTGATCGTTGTTGCAGGATAGCGTTGCGGACTTATCCGTTTGTATGAGGGCACCCTTGCCGCCGCCCTCACAGCCGGAGCGGATTTTCATCACAAGCGGTACATTGTTGCCGCCTGTACCCATGCGGGAGGTCAGCGTCTGCACATTGCCGTCCCCGGAGAGCTTGACTCTGCTGTCGGTCGGATGGTTTTCCAGTGCCACCGCCGCAGGAACAACACCTGCACGGAGTGTGGGAGAGCATTCCTCCTCGTAGCCGATGGTGCGGCTCTTGGCAGAGTGCTCGGTGCAGAAGCCTGCCGACTCCATAACACATAGCGGATGGTGCGCTTCTGCTCGGAGTGTGGAGGTAACCTCATCTGTGATGTCCATGCGGTTGCCGCCCTGGTCGTTCAAAACAATACCATTACGGCCTGTACTCACACCACAGTTCACACCGAGAGTGGAAGAAACCTCCTCGGTCAGACTGCCGTTGTATCCGTCGAAGCCTGTTGCTCCAATGCTATCCGCAGCACTTCCGGCAGTTCTTTGCCACGAGCGGAAGCCCTCCGCAGAATACCCTGACACGCCTTCGGACTTAAAAAGTATGTCGCAGGCACTCCGACCTGCAAAATCTGCGACAAGGTAGATGCGTTTTCTTCGTTGGGGGACTCCCCAATATTGAGCGTCGAGAGTTCGGTAAGCAACGCTCCATCCGTCTCCCATGTAAAGGTCGGCATAGGGCCATCGTGCTTTTTCAGGCATAGGCACCTGGGTGTTCGGCTCTGCGATGCCGATGACCGCTTCGAGGACGGCTTTGAAGTCCTCACCCTTGTTGGAGGAGAAGGCGCCGGGGACATTCTCCCATACGATGTATCTTGGATATCTGCCACCTGTGGCACACCTCATTTCTTTGATAATGCGGACGGCTTCATAAAAAAGACTGGAACGCTTTCCGTCCAAGCCACCTCTTCGGCCTGCCACGCTCATGTCCTGGCACGGGCTGCCGAAGGTGATAATGTCCACGGGTTCGATTCTGCCGCCGTCCATAGCGGAAATGTTCCCGTAATGCTTCATAAAAGGCAGACGCTTTGTGGTCACTCGTATGGGAAACGGCTCGATCTCCGATGCCCACACGGGAGTGATACCTGCAAGAAGTCCGCCCAATGGAAAGCCCCCGGAGCCGTCAAAGAGGCTTCCGAGGGTCAAAGGTTTATTCGTCATGAGATGCTACCTCACTGTACTTGTATTCTTTTCCGTCACGCAGAACGCTGACCTTCTCATCCGTGCCGGCCTGCTCAATGTATCTGCGGACAATGACATCACAGAATTTCTCGTCCAGTTCGATGGTGCAGCAGATGCGGTCGGTCTGCTCACAGGCAATGAGCGTAGAGCCGCTGCCTCCGAAGGGGTCAAGCACCACGGAGTTTGCCATGGAGCTGTTCTGAATGGGATAGGCCAGAAGCGGGATGGGCTTCATGGTGGGGTGGTCACCGTTTTTCTTGGGCTTGTCGAACTCCCAGATGGTGGACTCTTTGCGCCCGGTGTACCACTGGTGCTTGCCTTTCTTTTTCCAACCATAGAGACACGGCTCATGCTGCCACTGATACGGGGAGCGTCCCAGCACCAGGGATTGCTTCTTCCAGATACAGCAGCCGGAGAGGTAGAACCCTGCGGCATCAAACGCCTTACGGAAATTCAGCCCCTCGGTATCAGCATGGAACACATAGATAGAGGCATCGTCCGCCATGACCTTCTCCATATTGGAAAAGGCATCGAAGAGGAAGTCGAAAAACTTCTCCGATGCCATGTTGTCGTTTTTGATTTTTCCGGCGCTGCCCTCATAGTTCACGTTGTAGGGCGGGTCGGTGATGACGAGGTTTGCCTTGCGGCCGTCCATGAGAGCGGCATAGGTTTCCTCCTTGGTGCTGTCACCGCACACAAGTCTGTGCCGTCCCAGAGTCCAGACATCGCCGGACTTGGTGAAGGTCGGCTTTTGCAGCTCGGCATCCACATTGAAATCGTCCTCTTCGGCTTCAATGCCGTCATCAAAGAGTTTCGACAGCTCCTTTTCGTCAAAGCCAGTGAGGAGCGGGTCAAAGTCCGCCGCCTGCAAGGACTCGATCTCCACACGCAAGAGTTCCTCATCCCAGCCTGCGTCCATCGCCATGCGGTTGTCTGCAATGATGTACGCCTTCTTCTGGGCTTCGGTGAGGTGGTCTGCAAAGACACACGGCACATCGGTGATGCCTTCCTCTTTGGCGGCAAGAATACGACCGTGACCGGCAATTACGCCATAGTCACGGTCGATGATGATGGGATTGATAAAGCCAAATTCACGCAGCGAAGAGCGGAGCTTATTGATCTGCTCTGGGCTATGGGTTCGGGCATTGTTTACATAGGGGACGAGTTTCGCAATGGGGATGAGCTTCATTTCGGTGGTCGTTTTCATTACACAAGCCCCCATTCCGCAAACTTCTCGAAGCCGCCCACAGAGCGGATATAGTTCCGTGCGATTTCTACGATTTCGGAATACGGTCTGCCGTCCACAGTGCTGTCCCCGATGGCGCAACAGAGGGCGACCGGCTTTCCGGTTTCCTGTGCTTTGAGGAAAGCGTAGATGTTCACGCTGACATCTGCCTTGGAGAGATCCTTGCCGTGCAGACCGCCGCCGGTGACGGAGTCTGCCATATCGCTGCCCAGCTTGCGGTTGGTAGCACCGGTATCTACATCCGTGCCGCCCGTCCAATCGCCAAGGGGATTGACTTGCGCATGAGGATATTTCTCACGGAGCGCATCCGAATGTGCGTTACTCTGACAGAGGATGAGTCGGTCACCATCCAGAATGTACTTGCCGTCATACGGATACACCTTGAAGATGTCCCTTGCGATTTTGGACAGCTTCCTCTGTTCTGCTGTCACGGGCATTCCCTTGAAGATGCCGTTGTCACCGCAGCGGATTCCGTTTGCCTGGTTGTCGGCAAGGTGTCCGTCCTGCGGCACTTCCGCATAATCCACCGTAAGATTTCCGGCAATGCGGTGAACTGCGGCAGTCACATCGGCTTTGTCCAACGGAGCGGAAGTCTCCGCAATGATGTGGCACACACCGTGACCAATGAGGACCTCCACCGCAATGCGGGGATTTTCGGATTTCTTGTATGCCAAATCCACCAGCGCACCGGCGATTCGGTCAGCAACCTTGTCCGGGTGGCACGGATTGACTTTTTCAAACATAGTTATCGTCCTTTCCTTGCTCGAAGCAAACGCTCCATGACATCGTCCTGTGGGCTTGCACCTGTATATTCCGAGGTGCAGTTTTCACGGATGATCTGGTAAATCTCCGCCCACAGACGGTTTGCCTGCGTCATATATTTATCTGCAATCGCCACGTATGGGGACTGAATCGCAGCGCCCGTAGTCGGGTGCTTTGCCAGAAACCCAAGCTGACTCGTTATGGTCTCGCACTGTATCCATCTGGCACAGCTCATGGCATACCGCTCAATGAGCTGCGGAGAAACGAGCACGGCGCATCCTCTCTCGGACAGCCACTCCCATGTAGTTTTGAAAATATCCGCCGCACAGAGTTCCGATCCGTCCTTCTGCTTTGCGGAGAGGAAATCCGCAATCTTCGGCATATCCTGTCCTTCCAGATCTGCTACACCGTCTTTGAAGTCAATGACAGTCAACGGGCGTCTGCCTGGATTTCCGTCTGTAATTTTCTCGGCGATCGGCTTTTTCGGTCTGCCGCCGCTGCCGGGTTTGGGGCCTCTCTGACCCATAAACTTCACCTTCTTTCCTGCCAGGGGGCTATTCCCCTGAAAACTTTTACGATTTTGCGCACGAAGCCCCGGGCCGTTTTCCGCAGAGAGCCTTCGTAGAGATTTGACCGCCCCCTGGGGTTCAGCGGTCACCTCGTTCTTTGTGTATCTTCTCGTGACAGGAACGGCACAGGCTCATAAGGTTTGACTCCTCATGGGTTCCGCCTTCTGCGAGAGGGATAATGTGGTGGACTTCCTCCACAGCAACACACCGTCCCTCTTTCAGACACATCTCGCACAGGGGATGCTTGGTGGCATACCTGTGACGGATGCGCGTCCATGCTCTGCCGTAACGCTTGCCCGGTGAATACCCTCGCTGGAACTTCTCGTAGTGCTGCTCCATAACGGTAGCGTGTTCCTCACAGTACACACCGTCCGTAAGGTTCGGACAGCCGGGATAGCGGCACGGTCTCTTTGGTTTCCTTGGCATAGCGCCGCCTCCTTTCCGCGCATAAGAAAAGCCCCACGGGATTGTTCCCATGAGGCTCGTCTTGATTTTACTTTTCCATACTACCATTATACTCATTATGGCTGTGCCAATCTACGGCACAGTGTGCCAACTTTTAATTCGGCACAATAAAATTCTGTAATGCAGAGGCGTGTATGCGATGAACCGTGCGATTGCTGACATTCAAGCGACTGCTTATCTCTTCCCATGTGTTGTTGTTCAAATAGCGGTATGTCAGGAGCAAGCGCTCATCTCTGTCGGACACCTTTTCCAGAGCCTCGCTGATGCGCTTCTTGAGAACGACCAGCTCACACAGTTCCCGGTGTATTTTCTGCTCCATCTCAATGATGTCACAGAGATACTTCACAAACGGCGGATCGGTATTTCTCGTGGTTTGCACACGCTCACCGAAGCTCGGACTGGATATCCTGCTTGCCAAATCCCGCAGATGTTCCAGTTGTTCGACATCGGAATCTATGAGTTCATTCAGTCTGTACGCCTGCATTAAAAATTCTTTTGCTGTCATATGCGATACCTCCCGGATTTGGAATGAAAGGCATCGTGCATTGAGAGCATCGTGCATATATGTAATTGCGCTTAACGCATTGTTTTCAAAATTCAGAGTTCATTGCAGGGAGCCTCGATAACGGCTCGCACCTCATCCACGGAGCGGATGATGACCGCCACGCCTCCGGCTTTGAGGATTTTTCGGATGGTAGCCTCCTGGAGTCCCGTAGGCTTGCCCGTTTCGGTCTTTACCTCGAATCCGTAAAACCGACCATCCACACAGGCTATGATATCCGGGATTCCTGCCGTGCCGTACATCCCGCCATGCTCTTTCCAGGCGAAGCATCTCGGTACAGTCTTGAGATATTTCATGATTGCCTTTACGATATCTTTTTCCAACATTCTGTGTCCGACCTTTCCGTAACCTGTAACCTCGTAACCGCCGTTTCCAGAGGGACGCCTGTTTTTACGCGCACACGCGCGCATACACACACGAGAGGAAAATTCCCCGCGTATCTCTCTATAATAGAGAGGTTACAGAGGTTACAAGTTACACTGTGAGCGGTTCAATTTCCGTGACCTCAAAGCCCGTCACATCGCAATTTTTCCGTAGGAGCTCGTAGTCGATGATCCAACACTTGTGGTTCTCCGTGCCGATGCGTTTCTGCTGATTGCTGGCGATAAAATACTCGGAGTGCTGCAGCTGTTTCTTGAACTGTGCGTATGTCAGCACTTCGCCGACAATGGCGTAATCCTTGCGGTACTTCGTGTAGAGGTCATAGACCGGCGTAAGCCAGAGGCAGAGCTGCCCTCCGTCAATTTTGTAATAGACCTTCGGATCGAGCTTCATCCTCGCCATGATCTCAAACGTCTGCTCCACGATGCTTTGGTTATTGGTGCCGCCGTCAAGGAGATAGTCCTTTGCGGCAAATTCCATATACTTGGCACAGATATCCATACCAAACGGGAATACGGAGTCAAAGGCGAGGGAATATTCGACGCAGACCTTCTCCAAAAGGCGCAGTCCCGCCCAGCAGCATGAGAGATTGCTCACGATACGGCTCGGCAGTTCGGCATTAAACTTATCCTTTCCCTCGGTGTACCAGGTTTCCGCATCTGCGGGAGAAATTTTCAAAGCGATGTTTAAGAGCGTCCGTCCGAAATCTGACAGCTTCTCATCGGAGGACAGAATACGGTTGAACGCCATGCGATGGTCGCTGTTTTTCAGGTCCTTCTTAGAGAAAAGCAGTTCAATGCTCCTCTCGCGGATAGCCGCCTCGTCTGCGGACTCCTCGCCAGCCACAATGAGTGGAGCGGAAAGGTCATATGTCACCACGGACAGGTCGGCTCTGCCACGAACGCCCTCATGCCCATCGTAGGAATCGCGGAAATGGTTATAGAGCGTTGCCAGCTTGATGCGATCCATCTTGGAAGGCTTGAACTCGTCCAAGGGCAGAGGTATAAGGTTGGAGGACGCCGACTCCTTCATCAGAGTGAACGCCGTCACCTGCGTTGCCGCAATGACACGATTCCCGGAGAATATAGGGAGCAGAACGCGCTCCAGAGTAGTCGATTTTCCGCTGCCCGCTTCGCCAATGAGAAACAGATGCGGAAACTTCACGCCGCGCTGACGCATATGTTCTTTTATAAAGCATCCCGCCGCCCACGCAAGAATGGAGACCGCTTTCGCGGGCTCGTTGTACGACATCAGCAGCTTGCCGAGTTCCAGGAGCTTCTCCTTCGTCAGCGGATCGCAGCCAATGATGCCGCTCTCGATGCTTTTGTACTTATCAAGCTGGACGATGTCCTCCACGGACACGCCGCCGCTTTCAATGGAGCCGTCTTGGGAAACGAACACAAGCCTGCCGTTATGGTTATAGACGCCCATTGCCTTCACGCCGCGTTTTACGTCCCACTCCAGTTCCGACACATAGCCCTTCAGCAGTTCAAGATCGCCGTCCCCACCCAGATAGGACAGGGCAATGGTATTCTTGTTCAGGAGGTTCTTGAATTTCTGCTGATTGGCAAAGTCTGTGGTCATAAAGGTCAGACGGTAGGTTTCGCCGCGCACGGTAACAAGGTCTGCCGTCAGCTGAGTTTCATCCTCGGATGTTATCATCTCGACCGGCTGAAACACGAAGTTCGTGATGGGATAGGTTGCGTCGCCCTTGGAACGCCAATACCTGCCCTGGAACTCAAAGACGGGACTGTCCCCGCCGGGAGAGTAAACATTCTCCGTGGTCTCGATAGCCTTGTCCAGCGTTTCTTCACCGTAGGTCGCGCCGTTGGCGTGATGCTTTTCATCCCACTTCTGACGGAACAGGCCGGACGCACGGAAGATGCGGTCCATCTGCTCCTTGTTCTTTCCAGACCAGAACGCCAGCTTGCGGCAGAACGCCATATCCGCTTCGGACTGGCTCTGGAACGCACCCTGCCAGTTTCCCTCAAGCAGAGCGGTAAACGCCTCGCCATCCTCGGAGGCTTTCGCCTTTTCGAGCAGTTCCTCATCGGTCATTTCCACGGGAACGCCGGATGAGGATTTTTTCTTTCTGGCTTTCTTCTTTTTCTGTTTCTTAAGATAGGTGTCATGAATCCAGGCAAGCGTACCGTTGTCCTCGGCGATGGTATCAAGAGCGCCGTCAAGCTGTTTTCCCGTAACGGTGAAGTATCTGCCCGACTCATACATTTCCACGCCGGTCTCAGAGTTCTTGCTGCTCCCGGCAGGCTTTGTACCCTTGAAATACAAATGCACGCCGTCACCGGAAGGAGAAAACTCCACATAGGTCTGCTGCCTTGCGATGATAGCCTTCGCCGTATCGTTAAACTCGTGCGTTTCGGGATTATAGCAGTGATCGACATCCACGCCGACAAAACCGTCATCCTTCGTGAACATATAACCGATGCCCGTATAACCGTAGCGTTCCAGGACATCCGCCGCTGTAGCATAGTCTGTCCATGTCTTGGGATTGTTGGACTGCGCCTTGCTGCCGCTGACCGGGTTATACGGAACCTTGCGGTCTTTGCCGCCGTCCTTGTCCGGCTCCAAACGCCAGCACACCCATTGCTTTCTGTCCTTTAATTCCTGCGGAAAGCTCATACCGGCACCTCCTTGCACTGCTCCGTGAAATACCGAAGTGCTATGCCGCGCTTCTTTGCGCGTTCAATCTCCGCAGCCATGCCGCTTGAAATCGTATCGCCGAATACCCAGCACTCCTTACACCCATCCAGATACACCATGCCCATAAAGAGTCCGAGTTCCCTCTGCGCCGGATCATCGTCCGACATAAACTGCGGAAAGAAGAGATGGCTGGCGTATGGGATATATCCGCTCTCTACGGCAAAGGCGCAGTAGCGGCGGGCTTTCTCGATATTTCCTTGTGTATCTCCCGCAAACGGTGAGCAGATATATATTTTCGGGAGATACTTCCTTTCCTGTTTCATTGCGGCTCTTTTCTCCGCACGTTCCTGACGGGCGATATTTGAAAGAGCCTCGCCTTCGGTCGGGCTTGGATAGCCCTCGCTGTTCTTATACATAGGCAGAGTCCTCCAGTTCTTCCATTTTGCCGAATCTCGGTCCCACGGACGCCTCCACCACGATAGGCACGTCAAATTCGGGATACGGCTGCTGTTTCATGCATTCCTTCACAAAGCGTACGGCTTCACCGAGCCTGTCGGCTGGCAGTTCAAAGACCAGCTCGTCATGAATCTGCAGGAACGGACGCAGCCACATCCGTTCCGAGATGCCCTCTATGATCCTGCCGCAGGCGGCTTTGAGGATATCCGCCGCCGTCCCCTGGATAGGCGTATTCAGAGCGCACCGCTCGGCAAAGGAGTGCTTGCCCCAATCCTCGGAGAGCATATTGATAAGGTATCTGCGCCGTCCGAGCCATGTCTCCGCATAACAGGTCTCCTGCGCGGTTTTCTTGGTCTTTTCCTGCCAGGTGGTAAGCCCGGAATATCCGGCTTTCAGGTTGTCGATGATTTCCCGGCAGCGGTCGAGGGATGTATCCAGCCCCGCCTTGAAGCGCAGCGTGGTCTGGAGCCCGCGAGGGAACAGTCCGTAGAAGACGCCGAAGTTGCAGTTCTTGGCGATTGTGCGATGTTCTTTGTAATCGGGAGCGTTCTTATCGACCGCCACCTCAAAGGGAACATTGAAAATGACGGAGGTGGTCTGCGCATGGATATCGCCGCCGCTGCGGTAAGTCTCAAGCATCTTCGGATCGCGGCAGTAGAACGCTCCGACTCGCAGCTCTATCTGTGAAAAGTCCAGCGACATCAGCACATTGCCAGGTGAGGCCACAATAAAATTGCGAATTCCGATGGGATCGTTGGTCTTGCGCGGGCAGTTCTGGAGATTGGGATTTCTCGCCGCAAACCTGCCCGTTTCCGTACCGAGAGGCTTAAGGTCGGGATGAATGCGCCCGGTCGCTGTATTTACATGAGCAAGGTAGCCGTCTATATAGGTGCTTTTCAGCTTGCCCCACTTGCGGTATTCCTGGATGAGTTCAAAAAGCCGCACCAGTTCCGGATTGTTCTCGGCGCACCATTCTTTCAGCATCTGCATGGCGGTATCGTCCGCCGCCTCCTGGTTCTTCTCCGTTTTCTTCATGACGGGCAGACCGAGGTCTTTGTAGAGATATTGCTTGAATGCGGAAGTGGACGCATTCGCGCCGATTGCCACTCCACCCGTGATGCTGTCAATTTCCTTCCTGATCTCCGAAATCTTCTCATCGGCTTCCTTCTGCCGTTCAAGCATGAGGTCGCGGTCAATCGGTACACCGTTGTATTTCATGAGTCCGCAGTACACTGCGGTCGGTGATTCCAGTTCCTCCACGATGATTCTGTGCTGTGGGAGAAAACGGTCAAACCAGTTATTGAACTTGAAATACAGACGCAGGGTATAGTCGGAGTCGGCGCAGGCGTAACGCAAAGCCTCATGCTCCTGGGGATTCATCTCATCAAAGTGCCTGCCCGCCGTCACCGTTTCAAAGGACGGTATATCCGCACAGAACAGCGATGTAGCGAGGAGCTTCAATCCGCTGTCATGAAGATTACGGAACTCCCACTTCGATTTGAGCGTGAGCTGTGACGCGGCGATGGTGTCGTAGCAGGGAGCCTTGACCACGATGCCCATCGCATAGAGGAACATCGCCTCGAAGGACAGGTTGTGCGCCACCTTGACCACATCCTTGTTTTCATAGAGCGATTCTTTCAGATATGCCCAGAGCGCGTCCGCGTTTTCAATGTTCTCGCCGACCTTGTGCGCCACAGGAACATAGACCGCGCTGCCCTCGGATACAGAAAAACTGACGCCCGTGATGTGCGCCTTATGCGGATCGAGCGCGGCTTTCGCTTCATTCCTGTACGCATCATCGGGAGCGGTTTCAAAGTCAAACGCCACGACGGTCTGTCCGGCAAGGTAATCCTTGAGTTCGGACAGAGCCGTGACTGAAGCGTAATTTTCCATCTGTATGTCCTTTCCGAAACCATGCCGCAGCGGAGCAGTCGCCCGCTCCGTCACGGCGGTTCCTTGGTTATTATCGATTAGTTCAGAGGCTCGATGATCTCGCCGGTCTCCGGGTCCACATTGACAGCGTTCGCCTCATCGGTGTCGTAGCCCACGCTGGCGCTCAGTTCCTTGACCTGTTCACTCATGGTGGATACGAGCGTGTACTCCTCCGGCGTAAGGACGCGGTCAACAGAAAACTGTGCCTGGGAGTAGGCGATCCCCGTGTTGCTGTTTGCCTTCTTCAGCGCAAAGCGCGTGACTACGGCATTGGAATTCTTGTACTTCGGCAGGATGCGCATGAGGTAACGGGTAAAGCCTTTCAGGGAGCCTGTCGGCAGCGAGAGAATCATCGGGAAGATCTCGCCCTCGCGCAGGAGATACAGACGTCTGCGGTTCTTGCAGGCTTTCGCGTCGTTCTTACCGGAGCCGAAAGCGTTATACGGACAGGTCTTGCATACGCCGCCCGGATTGCCCTGACCGCATACGCCGTCATAGCTGCCACAGTCGGGAGGATTGGAGCCACCCTGGTACTCTTCCTTGTAATAGGCGTTCAGCGGATGCTGATAGAGGATGACGGCGGAAAACTCCTTCACGGTTTCCGGCTCGTCGGGATCGTCGCTCGGAATCTCAAAGACCGTCCCGCCTCCGCTCGGAATCTTGATGCGCTCGAAAGAGGCAGACAGCCCGGACATCTCCTCGGCCATCACATCGCCCAAGTTGAAGTCCTTCAGTGCGAGATAGCCCGCATTGTTCGTAGTGGTGATTTCAGTGTTCTTGCTCATAATAGAATCCATCCTTTCTTTTACTTGTGCGCCGCTTTGCGGACGCTTACCTTGGTCTGCTCGTAAACATTGACCAGATCTTCCAGCCATTCGGGCAGTTCTTCATCGTTCTCTGTGATCTGTTCGTTGACGAAAGCGGACAGGCTGTTGGCGTTGACCGTCTCATACACCAGGTCGCCGTAGCCTTCGGACTTGAGCGCCGCATACAGTTCATCCTTGCGGTCGGCTGTCGCAGACGCCCTTGTCTTATGCGTAAGGGAGAACATCGTCCCGGCCCTGGTAAAGTTCTGCGTCTCCGTGTCCGCCATCATGGTGGCGAGACGGTATTCCACATCGTCCAGCGCGGCATTGATGTCTTTGACGCGCTGTTCCGCTTCCTTCTTCTCGTCGCGGAGGTTTTTCAGCTGCTCTGCAAGGTCGTACATCATGTCTGTAACTTCCATAGGTTTCACCATACCTTTCTCTTGAACGCCGGAGACTTCTTGCTGATGCGGTAGTTCCAGTTGAGCGGTCGCTCATCGACCGGCTCGAAACCGCACAGGAGCATGGCGTCCTTGAACTGATTGTTTGTCATGTAAATCTTGGTGTCCCGTTCGAGCAGATGCTTTATGCCGTAGCTGCTGCGGGACAAGAGCGGAGTCTTTCGCGGCAGGATGTTTTCCCGTATCCACGCCGTGACCTTTTCCTGCTCATCTGCGGTCATGTCGGCGAGCAGAGCGGTATCGTCCTCCGTCCAAGCCCTGCCATCGACAACTTTTGATGTCTTTTCTCTGTACATTTCGCGCCTCCTCATTCAAACGGATTGATGCCTCTGCGCCAGTCGTCCACGAGGGACTTGGCAAGGTTCGCCTTGGTGCGTAGCGCCTGCATGACCTTCGCGTCTACCGTCCGACCGGCGATCAGATGTATATAGGTGCAGGGATATTTCTGCCCCGCTCGGTGTATCCTGGCGCGGCACTGCTCGTAGTTGCTCATGGAGTAATCCATCGAGTAGAAAATCATGGTGCTTGCCGCCGTGAGCGTGATGCCCATGCCCGCCGTAGCGACCTGTCCGACAAAGACCTGCACCTCCGGATCCGTCTGGAACTGCTTCACCTGCGCATCTCGGTCTTTGACAGCGCCCATGATGAGCGAATAGCGGATGCCTTTCTTTCCGAGCAGCCTGCAGATGGCGTGGAGTTCCGGCACGAAACGTGCGATGACCACCAGCTTTTTCCCTTCCTGCAGGGAGGAGTCGATGAGGTCCTCCAGAACCGAGAGCTTTGCGTTGCTGACCTGTTCAATCTTGCTGTTATCGTCATTTCCGAGAAATCCTCCCGTTAGCTGACAGAGCCGGAGCAGTCTGGTCAACACGTTGGTCGTGGTGACTTCCTCGCCGCTCTGAAGCTCGGCATAGCTCTCGTCCACGAGGGACTTGTAGATTTTCATCGCCGCAGGCTCCAGTTCGACTTTTCGGACAATGTCCGTGGTTTCGGGAAGGTCGAGGCATTCTGCTTTCGTTGCTCGAAACGCGATAGAGTGCATACGCCTCGTGAATTCCTCCTCCATCGATGCCTTCATAACAGGCGTGTGCTGTCCGTAGCCTGTCATAAAGAAATACTTGGAGCGGAAAGTGTAAAAGCTCTGTCCGTAGATGGCGGGATTGAGGAACTTGTACTGGCTGAAGATGTCGATTGCCTTGTTCGTCACGGGAGTCCCGGTCAAAAGCATCTTGTATCTTGTTGCCGCTCCGAGCCTGTGCATCGCCTTGGATGCGGAGGTTTTGTGCGTCTTGAGCTTGTGCCCCTCGTCCGCCGCAATCATGTTCGGCTTCCAGGCAGAGAGTTCCGCCTCCAGGCGCCACGCTGATTCGTAATTCACGACCACGACCTGCAGCCCTTCGCCGTCAAACTCGCGGAGCAGCTTCTTTTTCTTCTCGCCGCTGCCCTCAAGCACCACGAGCGAATACGGGAACGCCGCGAATTTTTCAAATTCGTCCAACCACACGCCCGTAATACTGAGCGGGCATACCACGAGCAGCCGGTTGATTCTGCCGAACTCGTAGAGCGTCCCCGCCACGCCGATGGTGGTCAGGCTCTTGCCGGTGCCCATCTCCATCAGCAGAGCCGCTCCGCTGCTCCTGACCTGTGACGGCAGCAGACCGAACAGGCCGAGCGTGAACTCGTATGCTTTCTGCTGATGGCGATACGGCTGTACCTTGACGGGCATCTTTCGGAGGTCATTCGGATTCATCATCGCTGTCTGTCACCTCCTTGATCGCCACCTCGTCCACGCTGTCTCCCGGCACGAGAACCGTGAGCTTCACGGGACTTCCAAGCAGGAAATGGAGCAGTTTTTCCCTGACCGTAACCTGCCTGCAGGCGAGAACGCCGCCGTTGCTTCTTTCCTTCGAGACCTTGATTTTCAGTTTGTGTCTCATCGTGCATCATCCTTTCCGAAGAGCGGTCTGGTTTGTGCCCTTCACAGGTAGCTCACGGCAGAGAGGAAACTTAAGGTTTTTTTGAAAAAATTATTTTTCTTCGGTCAGGAATTTTTTCAGGCGGCCGTAGACGGTAGCCATCCGCTGGGCAATCGCCGACTCGCTCACGCCCTCGGCTTTGGCAATCTCGACCTGCTTGATGTCATCCCAGAACACCCTCTTGATAAGTTCGCACTGCTTGGGCTTCAGCTTGCTGATAGCTTTGTGCAGTTCCTCGTAGTGGTCGGTTCCTTCGGACTCGACGTCGGAAGAACCTGCGATGAGGTTGCCGCCCGCATTCAGAGCGTCCAGCGACACATGGCGGCGGGTTTCCCTCTGATGGCTGTTGAAGGTGGGCTTGTTGTAGTCCTCATCCATGATTTCTTGCGCCGTGCGCCGGGTAACAGAGGACTTGTCCTCTGCCTCGGCAAGCCTGCGCTGGTAATCGTCCTCTACCCAGATTTCGCACTGTGCATCTGGCACATCGAGTTCGATGGGATGTCTCTTGTCCTCGTAGTAAACATTGATTTTCAAAGTGATTAGCTCCTTTCAGATTTGCGTTGAAATCCGCCAGGAGCCGAAAATCCGCTATAAAAACGAAAAGACGGCAGGACGATACCTTGGTTGAGGTATCCGTACTGTCGTCTGGCGCTCTCGCGGATTTCTTATTTATTGTTCTTTGTGCTTTGTTACTTCACATACACGTGCGTAATTTTGAGTGTTCTGTCGGGATTGGCAGTAATCCGTGTAATGCAGTCTTTCTTTCGGATTTCGATAACCTTTCCGTCCCGACTCTGGTCACAGACACGCTTATCATCGAGATTCTTGACTTGCTCCATCGCTTCTCCTTTCTGTGGAAACTATAAGTTCCGCTCAATCCAAAAAAAAATAATTCATTCATGTCAGCATCGGGAAAGGCTTTGATAAGGCCGCCAATGCACTTCTTGCCGCCGATGCGTTTTCCACGCAAAAGGCGGCTCACTTCCATACGGGAAACGCCCATCTTCATGGCAAGCTGATTACCTGACCATTTGTGCCGTTCCATTTCCCTTTTGATGTATTCGATATTCGGTTTCATTGAGACTCCTTTCCGAAACCTAAAGGTTCCACTGTGTTCAAAAGAGAGACCGACTGTCTGTGGTCGGTCATTGCTCGGAACTTTAAGGTTCCGTCTTCTATAGTATACACCTTTAGGTTACAAAAAACAAGAGTTTTTTCAAAAAAGTGTTGCTTTTAGGTTACACGCATGGTATAATAAGAGTAGTTCAGGCGAGGAGGGACTGAGTTATGAACGAACTCGGAGCATATATCCAGGAAAAAAGAAAAGAGAAAGGGCTTTCCATTCGGCGGCTGGCTGAACTCGCGGACATCAGCCACACTGAGGTAAAGCGCATAGAAGACGGTCTTAGGAAACAGACATCACCGCAAGTGCTGCGTTCCATCGCGGCGGCTCTCGGCGTCCCTTATGAAGACCTAATGGCGGCAGCCGGGTACATTGATGAGCCATCTGCCGAACCTGAAAGCGGTACTGTAGCAGCCGGCATCAAAGATACAGAAGACTTGAGCCAGGACGAAATCGATCAGGTCAACCAGTATATTGCATTTCTGAAAAGCCAGCGCAAAGATTAAAGAATAACGAGGTGGCATCTCCGTAAAGAGAACACCTCGTTCTCTTTTTATGTCCGAACAGGAAGACGAATCATCTGCACTGCGGGGAAACGGTTCTGCGCCTCATTCACAACAGCATCATAAAGCTGCAGGGATTCGGTCAAATCCTCAATGGTGATGGCAAGTGCATAGTCGATTTCCTGGTCATCCTCTACATCGTAACGGGTATGTAGTTCAAGCCATACCTCCCAATCACCACCGTGAAAACTTGAGAACTCCTGCTCAAAGTGGAAACAGGTATCCCAATCCTTACGACCATCGGATTCAGAAGGGTTGTTTGTAATCAGCTTATCCTTGCCGTTTCGTGAATGCAGCGAAGCATTGACATAAGCTCCGAGATACTCTGCGCCTTTGGTCTTATCGACAGGCGGCTGTGTAACGCAAGTGACGGTTACTCTTATTTTCTTGTCGCGTTTACTCATATCAAACTGAGTATCACATACGCCGGGCATAAGGAACTTGGCGTGCTGCTTGAATTTCTTATTCATCGTTCCACGATGCAGAAATGTCACACGGTGCGCGGTAGAAAACATACTGACGAGCGGATTTGCGATGCCTCTGCCGTAAAGATTACCATAGAAAGCATTCTCGTCTCTCGTTATTTTTTTCTTCGTTACTTCACTTATCGGCATTTCTGCCCCGTGATAGAGGAGTGCCTCCGACATAAGGATATCCTGATCCGGTACGGATTGAGATATTTCCGCAAGATCGCCAGCGACCGTAGGCGCCGTAAAGCTCGTACCAGCCTCGAAAGCCCACTGTCCGCCGCTTGCAATCATCATGGCATAGTCATCGGGAGGAACGAAGTCAGTCTTGGTCATGGTTCCGGCATAAGATACGATATCCGGCTTTCGGAAACCTCTAAATCCGGGACCGATTCTGGAGTAAGGAGCAACATCATACTGACGGCTCAGACCTTCCTTGTGTTCGGCTCCAACAATCGCTCCGACCGCTATGTTCAGCATGGAGTCTGCCGGTGCAGCGATTCGATTATCATCATCCTGGAGTATTTCTTCCAAGGAATCCTGACTGCGATACAGATAGTGGTTACCTGCGGAAATGGTAAACTTAACACCATATTGTATGGAAAGAACATCCAGTTCGTATCCGAGGATGCTTATTTCGTCCCCCTGTATAGGGCTCTCCTCACTCGATGAAAAATTGAAGATTTTTGTAATGTCCTTGTACCTTAAAACAGCCTCTTTGATTCGCGCTACCATGGTGCTGTTGCAAATAAGGTCAGGACGGTCCGGCTTTTTTGAATCAGGATCAAGACCGCGAATATTACAGTCAATGATCCGTGCCCTCGGCGTAAGGACGCCGGACGCAAGCTGGTCGCCGAGGTTTTCAAAAGCCACTTTACCTGCCACATTGGTACCGTGTTTCTTATCACCGGGAGAGGCTCCTGTTGGTACCCAATGTTCAACAATCAGCGGTTCAAGTTCCGCAGGAAAATCCACGCCCGTATCAAGAACAGCGACGATAGGAAGTTCATCGATAGAGACATTCGGATTCAGCGTCATCTGCTTTTGAGCCAGAACAGCATACATCGGAGAAGTGGCATAAAAACCTGTTGGTGCAACATGGCTGACGATGGTATCCCCGGATATTTCCTCAAGTTTTCCGAGCGGGATTTCTGCGCGGACAATAGGTGTACCGTCAGACAACTTATAAGGCTTTGACTGAATAACGCCTTGGTTCTGCTGAATCAGAGCAATGAGCCTTTCTTCAGCACGAGCCTGTACTTCGGGAGCGGTTCCTTTTGGTAAAAGCTGCTCCACGATTTCGACATCAAGTGGGAATGTAGCTTCTTTTTCAAGCATCTCCTTTATTGAAGGTGCCTGCTTCTCTATCGGATCAGGGAAATGAAAGCTGTCAATGTACTGAAACTTCTTATTACTGCGTTTGTTGTCGCGGTAATTACCGACCCTCTGCTGAAGGGAGTCAAATTTGGCTTTCGGCGAAGACACGATGGCATGGCGGGAATCGCGAACAGAGGCTATGGTCATTCCTTCCTGTTCCAGGAACTCGCGAAGGGTTTTATTCGAGAATTTTTCGCCTTCCTGAAGGACGACCTCGAACAGACGGATGTCCTCATCCCGAAGAGAATCCGTCCCTTGCACACGGGTATAAGCAGAGACAATCTCCTGCAGACCGGTGGACAACTTGGTGCCGTGTTCCATCCGATCCAATCCCAGATCTTTGCTCCGCGCCTGCTTTACATTTTCAAGAATTTCTACATCGTCCTCCGTGATAAGGAGATGAGGTCTATAGTCATCTGCCATACCTATTCATCCACCTCTTTGGATTTTGTCAACTTGTTAATCTGATAACTCAGCGTGTTGTGTGGCATACCGATGGCTTTTGCCAACGTCCGCACGCTCACGCCCTTAGCTTTAAGTTCTGCAGCCGCATCCACCACGCCTGCCCCATTTGAATTGTTCGTCATCTGCTGAATCAGCAGTTCAATCATATCCTCCATCGTGACCGGCTTATCCGTAGTCACATACCTCTTTGCCGCAGAAATGACCAGTTCCTTTATCTGCGCCACGCTCCGGTCTGCTGTGAGGTCGGTGAGTTTCTGCACATCGACCTCTGTCTCAACTGTATATTCCTTGAACCACCGCTGAATCAGTTCGCTACGCTGGTCAGCGTCCGGGTAGCCGATATTAATGGTATAGTTGAAACGCCGCCAGATAGCCGGATCAAGAAGATGCTCATGGTTTGTGGCTGCGATTAAAAACACATTCGCAGGCATATTATCAAAGTTCTGGAGCAGGGCCGTCACGACTCGTTTCAGTTCTCCCATTTCGTGTCCGTCATCACGCTTCTTGGCGATGGCATCAAACTCATCCAGAAACAGGACAATATCCTGACTACTCACAGTAGAGAAAATCTTCCTGAGATTCACGCTCGTCTGTCCGAGGTAGGAGGATACAAGACCGTCTATCCTCACATAAGCCATCGGCAGATTCAGTTCGTGAGCAATGGCATGAGCGGTCATGGTCTTTCCGCATCCCGGAGGTCCGCAAAGGAGCAGACGATTTGCGGGAGGAAGATTATGCTTCGCCAGCTTACTGTTGTTCTTTCGCTCCTCCAAAATTTGAAGAAGCAGCTTTCTCTGATTTTCCGGGAGAACGACATCAGAGAGCGCAATGTCCGAATGGACGATATCATAAAGTTCAAGCAGGCTGTCCTTGTCACGAGGAGTGATTGCGCTGCTTCCTCCTGCGGACTGAACGGCAAAGCCCCCGCCAGCAGGCTGCCCGACTTCGGGCTTTTTCATAAGTGTGATATTCTTGCCCTTATATGCATCGAGGATCATACTGGAAACGCGGCTGTTTCCTTTCTTGTCCTCATCAGCTGCCAGAGCCTCCACTGCGGTCTTGAAGGAACTCTCGTCCCCGGAGCAGTGTGCCGCGATTATATTTGCGATTAGTTCGGCTTTCAT